ATATTCCAAGGAATCCAATAGGTTTTCCCTGTGTCTAACTGATGAAGTGCAATTAAGTCTGCTTGAGGCGCTTTGCCCATGCGGTAAAACCATCCTTTGGAAGCCCCGTAGCACGCGAAGTTGGCCGACTTGACGTCAACTCGAAGAACCTTGTTGACCAGCAGGTCAAACGGCCACTTCACGGCGGTGCATCTTTCAACCTGAAACCCTGCCGATTTCAGTATCTCCTGAACTCTCTTTTCACCGTCCCATCCGGTGTCGGAGTCAGAATGTTCTCTCGCAAGGCCAAGTCGCTCGGCCCATTTTAAAAACCCACCTTTCTTTGAGATCTGGTTGGCCAAATCTCCTTGTTCTGTATCTTTCAGATACTGATTTGTGGGCATAGTGCCTGTGTTGCGGTAGTTTTCCATGATCCGATCTGAGATCATGGCTTCGTTCCATTGCTTTCTTGTCATGGCACCTACCGGATACCATTTAAAACGATCAAAGACAAGAAATGATTTTAGAATGGAATGTCTGAATCGGTGGGATCTTCCTGGGCGTTGATCTCATCGATGCGCTTGGTAATGGCAGCGATGAGCTGAATGTCCTCCTGGGTCTTGCCCGGGCTAATCTTAGCCTTAGGCAGCCAGCGCTCGGCTAGGCCTTGCACGGCGTCGTCGGTCAGCTCCGAGATGGCCACGCCCTTGAATTTTCCGACGTGCACCTGGGTGGTTGAGAGATCTGGTGAGCGTTTGGTTGAACCGTCAGGGGTGATGGTCGTGACCTGGTCATCCTTGGGCGGCCTGTCTTCCATGCGGATCCACAGGCCCGAGGGCTTGAGCGGCTCGCCGGTCTTGTGCGGCATGATGAGCTTGATGTTCGAGAACGTCTTGGTGCCGTCCTTCGACAGCTCGTGAACGATCACCACGGTGGCCGGCCTGCCGATAAGGCTGTCCAGGTTAAGGCTGGTGGTCTCCTCGGCAGTGAGGGCCCGACCATGCCAGTCCTTAAGGAACTTCGTCAGGCCGGCCTTCTCATGCAGGCTGGCGGTCATCGGCGCCGTCATGACCACCCAGGGCTGCACCGGGTTGCGAGTCTTGTCCAGGAGATCGATCTCGAACGCGATCTTGAACTTCTGCTTGGTGCCGTACTCGGTCTCATAGGCCTTGAGCGGTGTGATGTCGACGCACACCGCGCGGCCGGTGTACTCGGGGCACGGTGTGAAGGTGCCGCCTGTTTGTTTTGTTGATACTGTGATACCCATGTTGTTGCTTTGGTTGTGTTGTTGTTGTTGTTTACTTGGAGGATTGCTTTTCAACCTCCGAAAGCTGTTTTGCCATGCGGTCGTATTGCGACCAGTAGTCGGGCCAGGTGGCCTTGATCTTCGCCAGATTCTCTGGGTCTGCCACCAGCGCCGCGGCACCGAGTTTGCGAACGAATGACCCGCCATATTCGATCATCGTGAAGGCTACATCAAAGTCTCTCATTGGATGATAAAGTCGAAGTTGGTTTTCCAAGAGTCGCCCAGGCGATTGTAGGTGTCGTGCTTGATCTTCCAGAGTCGAGGATTGCGAGTCGTCCCGGTGTGACGGCAGCGGATCTTAAGATCGATGTCCTGGATGGCGACGTTCCGCAGCCGGTGGTCTTCCGGCAGGTCGTGAAGGTGTTTCATTTTATTTGGCTCATGGTTTAGAGTGTATCACTCCCGCCATAACAGCAGATCGGCGCGGAGAGCGTCGTTCTCGGTTTCGAGTTGTTTAATGCGGTCTTCTATTTTACGGACCTCTAGAGCGATTTTTCGCAGTGAGTTTTTATCACACAACCCAAACGGATCTTCCGCTATGTACAGCAGTCGTTCCTCAAGTGTCACGGCTTGGCCTCCTTGGCTTTAATCCAGTTTGATTGCTCCGTAAGTTTTCGAGCAGCGGCTGCTGGTGAATCCCAGCGTGATATATTGGAGTTTTCGCACAGCGCATCCCCCGCCTCCTCCAACCGTTTAACTCGCTCTGTAACCTCACTCAGGTATTTCCGAGTCGCGGCTAGTTTGCGCTCCAGTCTTCGGCATAGCATACCGAGGTCGCCTACGTTGTGAGCGGTGCTGTCCGAGATGGGGGTGTCGCTGATCATTTTCGTGGGGTCAGGAATATGATCGTTCACGGCTTTGCCTCCTGCCATTTGCCAATCGTGCGGAGGAAAGCCTCTGCGCGTTGGGCGGCGGTGGCGTGAAGGATGGTTGCAAGATCGTGATAATCGACTTCACCGTTTAAGAAAAGACCATGCGGATGACTTCGCTTCAGCAGCATCCCGTATTCCCCCCACTCATCAGCGTCCATAAGATTATGAATGGCGTGTTCCTCCGCATCGTGCATGGCGTTGAGGTCGTTGAGGTAGTCGGGAATCCACCCATCATCAGACCAGATTCCCACTGTTATATCGTCGCCTTGATGCTTTACGTTTTTGACGATCCGTGGTGCTACGTTTGTCCACCCACACGCTTCCGCGATGGCTATTCGTTGTGCTTCTGGTGTCACGGATTGGCCTCCTTCACTTGTTGCATCTGCACAAAGTCCAGTCGGTTCTCTTCGTTAATTGCGATACCCCAGCCGTTGCGACGGCAGGACAGTTCGATTGCGGTTAGGACTTCGTTCATAACTGCGTCGGGTAGATAAATCGACAGCAGTCCTTTGAATGTGAGGCGATACTGCTCTTTGTCTTCTTTTTTGCTCACTTGACGCCCTCCGCAATCAGAGCATGCTCAAGTATCAGCACCGAATCTGCCGTCTTTAGAGTGATGTGGAGTGAAGGCTGCCGTTGCTGCGCCAGGCCCTTTAGATGGCCTTTCCAGCGCGTTCCATGCGTCTTGCTGGTGCCTGCACCCAAAGTCTTCTGCCAGCGCTGTGGGGTAACCTCGATGCACCTGGTGTTCATGGAAGCAATGAGCCCATGCAGGAAGCCGACATTGCGACCGAATTGGAACATGGCGCTGCCGGGCGCTCCCTTGCCTCCGATGTATCCGCCCACCTTCTCGATGTAGCAGACATCCGACTGGGACAGGAAGTTGATCAGCACCTCCCGGATGTCGCCGTCGGTCGTCGGCATGGGCTCGAGGGTGACCCGGTTGCCGGCGAAGTGCGCCAGGCCGCCAGATAGGCCTGGGTCGATGGCCAAGATCCGCTTCATCGGGCGGCCTTCTTTAGCCAGGCCTGAATGGCATGATCGGCCACCGCCTGGATCTTGAGGCCGTTGGCGAGGCAGTAGGCTCGCAGGGCTTTGTGGGTGGTTGGTGTCACGTTGATGGTTTTGGGTTTCATTTAACTGTGTGTGAATAGGATCCGTGCAATTCTAAAGACGCTTTGTTATATGCATTTGATGCCTCAATCGCTGTTTTAAATTGCCCAAGTGATTTCTTTTTGCCGTTGATTCTAATTCTGCTTCTGAAACTACCGTTTTCAAATGTAACGCCTTTATGTGGAACTGCACCTCTTATGCGCTTCTGATTCCATTGGTTTTGCCTGTTTGTAGATAACCGTAAATTTGACCTACTGTTATCTAGTGGATTTCCATTAATGTGATCAACAAATAAAGACCCATTGCAATTCATAAGAACTCTATGTAGGTACACCATTTTGCGCTTTTCATTTAACTTTTGAAATGTGTACACGTATTTGTAACCCTTTTTCATCATGTGAACATTCCACTTGATACACTTAACCTTTTCCCAATCTTGCTCATCTATTTGGAACTGCCTTCCGTTTTTCAATGTGATTGTCATTTTGCTTGATGGTTTGAAGTTGAACTTTGGCCGAGTATTTGTCTGAACAGGTTTTCTTAAAACCGTCAGGGCCAGAATTCCACACCTTAGCAAAATCCGCAATGGTTGGTTTTCTACCGATTCGTTTTTCGGTCACGTAGTGGGTCAGGTAGGCCTGGCAGACTGCTCGGGCCTGCACCCGGTTGGTCATGTCCTGGTGCCGGTAATGGCTGCCGGTGATCCGGTTCACGTCCAGGACAACCGCGCGGTGGATCTGGAGGCAGCCAATGGCCCGGCCTTGGTCACCGATGGCCAGGTCGTTGTTGCTGCTTTCTACGATCATCAGGGCTGAGATTAAGCTGTTGAGGTTCATTGCTGTGCATTGCTGTGGTGTTGCTGTGGTTTGCGCGTTGGCCAGTCGCGCCCCTGGGGGTGGTATTGGCCCCACCCGGGGCTAAATCCATCAGAGCAGTTTGATCGTCACACCGTGATTGAAGTTCCTGAAGGCCTCGACCTTAACCGGACAAGAGACGGTATGGAGGATCTTTTCCAACGCCTTCTTGGTTTTGATTCGGATCGACTCGTTGCCCTCAAAGATACAGAACCTAGGCTGCCCGTTGCGCTTGGCATCGGAATCGGAGTTGGCCATTGCAAAATCAACAAGCTCTTTGCAGTCCACGTTGTGATAGCCATCAGCAGTTTTGATGCTCCTCAACGTGACGTTAAGTGTTGGGTTGGTTGCGGCGTCCCAGATTGCCTTGCAGGCCTGTTCAAGTTCTCGGCTGCCAGTATCTCCGATGCAGCCGGCGAAATACTGCTCCAGGTAACCAACGGTCCAGCACGGTGGGTTTTCACGTTCACCGTCCTGCTGGGCGCACTGAGCGATGTTCAGCACTCCCCATCCGGCGATCACGTGCTTATCAGACGCCAAGTAAGGAGCCAATTTCTCAAACTTCTGCTCGTCCTTCTGAATGTTGAAATTTGCTGTGTTGCTCATGTTGTTTCTTTTTTTCTTCAAACTTGATTGCCCCGACGGAAGTCAAGCTGCCACAGGACAAGGACATGAGTCTACAGCATTCTACTCTTTTCTGTAGATTTGAGAGAAAACCCAATGTTTGCAGGGGTCAAACAGGGGTCAAATTCCCTTAAGATCAACGAAGCTCAGGGTCAGGTATTTCTGAGAATTGGTCGTTGCGTCGAAGTAGGATAATACCTTCTGGGTCTCTCTTTCAGAGTAGCTCCGGTAGTCTTTTACTCGGGTGGCTGCCACCGCTGGAAACTCGGTCGGCTGGCCGTTCTCGGTCTGCCAGTTGCCCGAGGTGAAGCCGAACTTCCGGCACCAGGTCTGAATGTTCTGAGGTGGGACGAAGAAATACTCGGTCGAGAAGCTGTCCTCACCTCGGAAGCATTGGACGCCGTAGCCGCTAAGAAGATCGTAGCCAGCCTGGTCCAAATACCAGGCATCGAGGTCGAAGTCGGGCTCATAGCCGGTTCCAAAGAATCCAGGAAGGCCTGGGGCGGACAAGTTTTGGGTACACAGGCACGGCGACTCGGTCCAGGAGTCTAGGCGCCACTGGAGCAGGTTCCATAGCCAGGCGCTCTTCGGGATCTTGTGGAAAAATGGGCCGCAGCCTGGGCCGCCGTTAAGCGTCAGCAGAGGGCGGTAAGGGATATCGAAAGTGCTTGATATGTGCCCTCCGTTATCAAATTTGATGGACGTAAGAGCATCTCGGTAGGTGGCGACTGTGGTCAGTGTCTGAAGGGGGACAGTCGAGGCAAAACGGGATACCAGCTTGTCCTTGAAAACGTCGTCTACTGATTTCTGCAAAAGACCATCTGGTCCTGTAATAAACTTAGGTGTTTTGTTTGGGCTGCCTAGGATCCGCACCGAGGCATCGACACCGTTGGGCCCTCCCCATTTGTTGACCCAGAAGTCAGCCTCAAATCCAGAGATTGAAGCGTGTTCAGGATCGCCATAGGTGGCTCGCATCAGCTCGTTGTCGTAGTTGCCTGATGCGAATCCCCAAGGCCCTCCTGGCGGGATGAATGCTGCATTGATCGATCCCTGATAAAGCAAAGCCGAGGTTGCTGTAGATGTGCTGATCTTAGTCGGGAACAGGTTGGTCCATTGACCCGTTACGTTGTTTACCTTTGATGGACCAATCAACACTGTTCGATTGGCCGAGTTCATGTAAAAATTGGTCCAAGGGCCTACACCAAAGTCTGGGTTGCGCGATGTGTTGTAGAGATCGCTGGCTGAAGCATACTGCTCGTAGTCGATCAAAATATTTGATTCGATTCCAAACGGGGATCCAGTGCTGCACGCCAGCCCTTGAGGCGTCAACCTGAGAAGCCCAATTCTGTCCTCGGTGATGTCGTGGGCGTCCTCGTAGTCGTTCAGGAAACCAGCCTCAACAGCCAGACGGCGCCGGACATCCAGCACCTTGTCGAAGATCGTGGCCTCGTTGCCGGCAGACCAAAATGGTGCGAGATTTGTGGAGCTGGGATAAATCGTGGAAATAGTGACCGGCACCACACCGATCTCCCAATATGGATACTGTGAATCGGTAAAGATGTTGCAATCGACCGGGCTGATATAGATCAAACCACGGCGGCTGGTCAGCGTCAGACTTGTCGAATTCTGAACCACGGTGATTCCGAGACCTTCCAGCCGTTGAACCAGGCTTCCAACGCCTGGGAAGTTGACGATCTTTTCCTCGGATACCAGGCCGGAAGATCCAAAAATATATCGCACCTTGGCCCGTCCCCAGGTGAACACCAGGTCGCCGAGCTGTTGCCGGTAGTCACCCGGGTCGGCATAGACGCCTGGGTAGACCTGCCGGATGTCGTGATGAACCTTTGGGTCGATCTGTGCCTCCATCGTGTGCAGCCAGTCGAACATAATGAACGGATTGGCCACGTTGTTGGCCTGGGCCGAGCGTTCCAGAGCCAGGAATGGCGAGGTGCTTGGAGACTGCCAGCTCGGCGGTCCCTCGGCGAAATACGGCACGTCGCCTGGGAAGTACGGGAAGAAATGGTAACAAAAGCCACCGTTAGGCCAGCGCGTAGCCCAGGTTCCGTCCTGGCGGCGTCGGAAGGCTCGGACCTGCCCTGGGCCTACAAACTCCCTATCGCCACTGCCATCGGGTAGCTGGAGTAACACCTGCACGGTGGTGGTGCCGCAGTTGTGCACCCGCCAGCAGTCGTATCTTTGGTAGGTGTTGAGGATACGAAAGACGGTCAGGCCCTCGATGGCGATCTCGGCGACAGCCAGCTTGTGCTTGTGGATCCGACCAGGAGGCAGTGTGGGGTCGGAAGGCCCGAGGCTGCCGCGGACATAGGACGTCAGGCCTGAGCCGGCCTGGGGATCCCAGCCCAGGTGCACGTCGTACTGGATGCCGGCAACCTCCCGGCGCAGCAGCTCGAAGCTGTAGTGGATCGAGCCAACGTCGGCTGTAAAAGGATCACCGGAGGTGCTGTGGTGGTCGACGTAGACCTGGCCGCCGGCTGTGTCTAGGTACTTGTTCTCGAGCTTCGACAGGGCGATCTTGGCTGCCTGTTGGCTGTGCTGGTCGCGGTAGTAGCCGATGCCAGGGATAGACGGGTTAGGCACTCCTCCGTCGTCCTTTAGTCTCAAAGCGGTCTGCGGGTCGTTCCGGTAGACGTACCACACACCGTAAGGGAACGGCGCCGACCAATGGATTGCACTAACTGTTTCAGCCCACAGCGGACCCATCTCATTCAACGCTGCCCGACATTTCGCGTCGAACCGGCTGTACAGGACGTTCAGGTTGTAGGCCGTGAACATCTTGTCTTTCCTGTCGGTAGCGTAGGGCATGGGTCAGTAGAACCAAGACTCCTCGGAGGTCTGCACCGTTGTCGACATCACCGGGGTCTTCAGGGTCGTGCCGTTGGCGTTCTGCTCGACCCGTTGGCCAGGCCCGGCGACGAGCTGGACCCGGCGCACAGCCTCGATGAGCTGGTTAATGGCCCGGGCATGATCTGCCTTGAAGCCGGTCTCGGCCAGTTTGGAGGGCAGTTGAATGGCCATGGCTGGTTAGATCTCGCAGAACTGAGCGAAGATCTTTACGGAGCTGTTGCTGGCTTTGACGTACATCGTAGCGTCGACCCACGGGATCAGGATGAACTGCCCGGCTGGGATCTGGAACGAGTACGGTGAGGAAGGCCCGATAGAGACCGGGTTAACTAGGTCTAGGTTGACCACCAGGAGGCGATAGGGTGTAGACAGGTCAGCGGTGAGGTCCAGGGTCTCGTCGCTAGTGCCGACCACCTGGGTCTGCTGCCCCATGTCGGTGCCGGTCATGTTGGCTATCGCACTGTAAGACAGTGAGTTGATCACAGCACCGCCTTTGGAGGCGTAAAGCCGCGCGGACATCTCGACTTCGTTGGCCATAGGGTTGGTGCGTTAAATCTCGCAGAAGGTCGCCTGGATGGTCACCGCGGAGGTGTTGGCAATCAGGTAGAGGTTCGTGTTGATGTACGGGATCAGCATGGTCTCTCCTGCCGGTAAGCGCATCGTGCCGGCACCCGCGGCGAAGCCAGAGGTGAACGACAGCTCGACGTAGTTGGTCGAGTCTAGGTTGGAGATCAGCACCTTGTAGGGACTGGTCACGTCGACAGGAACGTCCAGGGTCTCAGAAGATGCGGTGCCGATAGCCTGAGTCTGGCTGCCCATGTCGGTGCCGACCATGGTGGCGCTCTTGGTGTAGGTTACTGAGGGCAGGTAGGCTCCGTTTTTGGAAGCGTACAGCCGGGCGGTCATTTGAATTTCGTCTGCCATAGAGGTGTGTTAGTTGAGGTTAAAAGAAGGGGTAAATGTCGAGATCGTATGGGGCGAACGTCCAGGAGATGTTTTGCTCTACTTGGTTTGTCTTTGTGACAAGGCTCGTTGAATAGTTTGTCAGCTTCCAGCCCCAAGCGGTGCCAGATGGTGCTTGGATTTGTCCGGTGTTTGGGTCGACCGGAACAGGGGGAAGCATTTGCTGCACAGCAAACGGAAGCTGCCAAGCGATTGCAAAGGATGCCGGTGTGTAGACAGGTGGGATTCCTTGGGGCGTTTGTGGTAGACCTAGGTTTCCCGAAAATGTGGCTATCCTGGTCAGGCTGACCCGAGCAACTGGGAAAGATTCCTCACCGCGGGACAGCTTCTGATAAACCTTGGTGGCCATGGTTCCGCTGTTTGTTGGCAGTGGATCTCCGTTCCTGACAGCAGTCTCAAGGGTGTATTTGTAGCCTGCCGGATTTCCAGTGATTGTGGCCTCCCTGGCGACGGCAGGAAGCGCAAAGATGCTCACGTCGACGTAATCAGTCCGGAACTCGTAGCGGATGTCGGCCAGTTCACCTACCTGCGGGATGCTCTGGTCTTGAATCGGAAGGCCTGGGTCGAATGATGTGCCGCCGATGGTAACGGTTGCCTCAGAATAAGGGCCTTCCTCTCGAATGCTGTACTTGGCGCCCAAAGCCACCCATTGGGCCGATGCGATCCGGAGGGCATCCTTGGGGCCTTTGAATGTCAGCGTGACAACTCGCCCATTGCCGACGTTGTCGTATCCACGGCTGACTTCTACATAGGTCAGCGGCGTGTTGCTCGGAGGCGGCGTTGGAGCGATTAAGTTACCCTGGATCGTTGCCATGTTATTCCTCGACGGCCTCAGCCGTCCTTTGAGTGTTTCGGGCGATGTCCCGGATATCCTGAGCCTGAGTTTTCACCGATCCAAAGTATCGGTCCATGTTTGTCTGAAAAGCGGTGAATCCACCGGTGCGTGCGAGTTGGTCGCCGGTAGCCGCGGAAACCGCCACGGTCTTGAACTTTTCACCTTCCGGAGTCATCTCAATCTTCCGTCTGACCTCTGCTCGCCTGTCCCTAGCCTCGCGTTTGCCTTGTATTTCGGCATCCATCTCGTCCAGGGCTGCGCGTCTGGCCTGTGCAAACTGCTGAAAGAAGTTCTCGATTTGGAAACCGGCTCGGCCTTCGGCAAACATAGCACCAAAGAATCCTTGAATGCCTGCACCTAGTGCTTCGAGTTGCCGGAAAGCTGGCTCAATAATCTTGGCCATGAATGAGCCGGTTCCAGCTTCCATAGTCTTCCGCATGATGTCCACACGGTCGTTTGCCTCGTCCAAGGTGTCTATGACGTCGGTCGACATGATCATACCCAATCTGTGGGCTTGATTTGCTGCATCCGAAAGTCCCGACGCCATGGCTGGAATCAAGGCGCCAGCGCTTTTGCCAGCCAGTTCACGGAAAGGTGTGAGAAGGTTTTGCGGGTTGGCATCACCTTCAAATGCACGGCCGATCTTCAGGAAGATGTCCTCAATCTTTGCTGACTTGATTTCCGAAGCACTGACTTTGAAACGGGCAAAGGCATCAACCAGTCCTTGATCTCCTCCAAGTGCTTTGCCTCGTGCGATTGTGATTTTCTCAAGTGCCGTAGAGACCGCATCCAGGCTTGATCCGCCCATATCGGCGGCGAACTTCATCTCCTGCAAGAACTCGGCAGACACACCGAGTTGCGTTGATAGGTCTTGGAGTTTTCCGGCGGTCTCAAGTGCTTGAGTTCCAAACTCGACCAGCTTATCGACCGCGAAAACACCGGCCACCGTTCCTGAAATGTCCCTGCCGATACTTTTGGCGAGCGATTGAGACCGCTTTAGGCCTGTTTCAAAGGCAGTGCCATCGAGCCCGAGTTTTGCGAGAAGAGAGAATATAGCCATGGTCAGTTGTTGGTGTTTTGTTGCTGCGCCCAATGCCAGAGGGCCTCGTCCTTGGGGCTCCACAGCTCGACATCTCCATGGGTTTCCGCACGAGCCAGGACAAGGCGCTCGGCGTCACCGATTGGCATGGCCAATACAGTATTCTCCTGGAGACCGATATCCATGCAGCAGGCCAGCATTCTCTCGGGCCAAGGCATAGCTAGTGTGCGCCCTTTCCCAGGCTTGCTCAAGATTTCGGGGGCCGTCGACTGCTTGGCCATCCAGTCGTTCCACTTCTCAAACTCGGCATCGAATGAAAGATGCTTGGTCCTCTTTGCCCATAGCCAGATCGCCAGGCCTCGCAGTGGTGAGCGGATTGCCTTCAGGGACTCTCTGACAGGTTGGGAGCACACCAACACAGCCTCCATGAGATTGGAACGCTCTACGGGGCCGCCAAGGGCCAAGGGCGAGCCAATACGATGCAGCACCAGAGAATGGCCGACGCTGAACGGCACCAGCCGGAGCCCCATCACAACGGGACAGGGCTCGGCTGTAGCGTTCAGGATGTCGGCCAGAGCGGTCACAAGTTGGTGGCCGCGGCAGCGCTGATGGCGGGAAAGCGCTTGAGAGTGATCGTCCCGGTGGCTTTGCCGGTCTGGGTGGTCTTGATTGAACCACCGCCGGCATAGATCCATCGACCACCGCTGCCGGTGTTGATGGCGTCAGCGTATCCGCCAAAATTGATCACAGGGGCGTTGGTGATCGCAACAGTCCCGTTGCCTTGAGGCAACGAGCAGCCGTAGAGACGCTCGTTAAGTGCAGTGGCTGCCGTGGCATTCGTTCCAACAGGAATGAAATTGATGGTCAGGGTCAGGCGGTTGTTGTAGGCAATGTGGCCGACCACCTCGCCATTGTTGTTGCGAACCTCCTCGGTGTCGCATTCCCCGGTGATGTCGTAACTTTCAATCTCGGGCGAGATGTATCCGCTGACAATGAGCGAGCCGGAGGCGTCGTACATTGCCAAGGTCGCCGGTGATCCAAAGAGATATTTATTTCCGTGTACGTTAGCCATAGGTGTCTAAGGTTAGATGGTTGCGCTGCAGTAGAGTGTGAAGGTCCTGGTGAACGTCCTAGACCTATTAGAGATTGAGGATGCCCCAAAGTCCAGAGGGGCGGCGAATTGCGCGGTAAACGGGCCGCTGGGATCGTTTGCTGCGGCATCCAAGGCCGAGGCCCCGGTGTCGTCGAAGAGCGGCAGGATCAGGTTGTCGAGCACCTGGACGGTGGTCAGCACAGCAGCCTCGTCGGTGTCGTCGGCCGATAGCTGCAACTCGACAGCGATCTCGATCTCACAGGTTAAGTCGGTGCGCTGCATTGGCCTGGCCGAGTTGGTCGAGACTACCAGGCGTGGGAAGTTGGGCATGACGTCCTGGTCGTCTGGATCGTCGTAGAGACCGCGGCTGTAGGACGTGAGGCAGGTGGGCGTGCCGGCGCCGGAGGCCGACCAGTCGGCGGCCGCCAGGTAGTCGGCGACTGCAAGTTCAGCTCTTAGGGCGACGGCGTTCATTTGATTGAGATTCCGTTGTCTTCAAGAACCTTACCGTTGGCCAGGAGGGCCTCGGTCATGTGGTTGATCATCTCGGTTGTCTCGTCGTCCATGGCCTTCTGCATGGCCTGGTCATAAATTTGAGATACCCGGTTGTATTGGCTGTCGGCCACACCGGCAGTCATGACCACCGAGGCTGTCGGGTTGAATCCTGGGACAGCCTGGATCCCTCGGGCCTTGGTGCCCTTGTGTGTGGCGACGTTCTCCTGGGGGAGGCCGTACTGGTTGGCCAGTGAGATGAGTGCGCCGTTGGTCTGCTTCGGCGCCTTGTAGCCGGGAGGCTTCGACAGCGGCTTCCACTTGGCGCTTTGAAACTGGCTGAAGCCCTTGTTGTAGACGCGGATCATCTTCACAACACCGGATCGAAGGTAGCCGACCGACCCGATGGCCTTCCGCATCAGGGCCGAGGCTGCTGCCTTCATCTCTTCGCCATAGAGGCCGCGGCGACCACCTTTAGCTTCCTTCGACTGAGCGATGAGGTGCACCCGGCGAAGGATTCGGGATTTACCGATCCGCTTGCCGGTCTTCTTGCTCTTGCGGTTGATGTCACCGACAGGCGTCCCCAGGTAGTCGGCAATCCTGCGGCGCTCCTGGCCTGGGCTCTTAGGCGGCACCAGGACAAACAGCCGGACCATCAGATAGAAGAACCGGCTGTTGATGGCCTTGTGAAGATCGCGCGATGTCGTCAGCAGATACTGCTTCATGGCAGCGTCGAACTTACTCGAGTCGACCGTCATGTTAACAACGGGCCTCACTTGGTCTTGGCCCCCAGTTCCAGGTTGTAGTAGGCGCCGGAGGCATCCACACGGCAGGACAGAATGCGGAGGGTGCGTCCCTGGTAGACTAGAGTCCTGCCGACCACCGGCCGAGGCTTGCAGAAGGTCAGGGCGATGCGGTCGCTGTTCTCCTGGAGGATGAAAAGGCCGTCTTCTTTGAGCAGCCGGGAAAAGGTCGTGCCCTGGTCGAGCGTGTAGAGTGTGCTGTCCATCGAGACCAGGGTGCTGTCGCAGGTCTTCCAGTCGCTGAACATGACCAGAATCCTAGAGGTCACGTTGTCCTGGAAGCCACCGGAGATGGGCACGTTGGCATCGTTGACGGCAGCCGGGATGCACCGGATCGACGTCCCTTCCCAAATGAACATGGGCGCCCCCAGCATTTGCTGGAGCACTGCCATGCCCTGCTGGAGACTGGATCCGATGGTGGTCATGTTAGGCTGTGAAATACGTGCCGGACACTATCAGCCGGCTGGTGGCCTGGAGATGGGGGGCCAGGCTAGTGGCTGCTCCAGTCTCAAAGTGCGACAGCTCGAGGTAGCTGGTGCCGGCGATTAGCCTGGCGATGATTGCAGTCTTGGCCTGGTTGGTTCCGTTGGTCAGCCACACCGCGGCGGCGGCCTCGTAGGTCACGGCATCAGGCAGCGACAGCCGGAGGTTGCCTGTGGCGGATCCGGTCACAGAGTTGACGGTGACGTCCGCGGTGAATGTGGTCACGCATCCGATGGTGGTGTGTCGGGCGGTGTTGGTGGTGATGGCGAAGGTGCGGCCACCGCCGGAGTCGGTTAGTGTAGGCGCCCAGGTCGTCGGTGTAACCAGCGGCAGGGCGGCATACAGCTCGGTAAAGTTGTCGTTTATCTTCTCGCCGGCGCCGCGGAGGGTATCCCCGGTGTTGTCGTTGGCGATGGTGCCGATGTTGATCGTTTGCTGGGCCATAGTTTTATTTCTTGGGTAGGACGTACCAGCCGGCCGGGAGGGTTACCCGGGATGGCCCGACCAGCTTCTTGTCGGCATCGAATCCGTAGACGCTGGCCGTTGTAGGCTTGGCCAGCATCACCGGATCACCGCTTGGCACCAGGACCACCCTGGTCATCTGGCAACCCAGGCAGGTCAGCAATGCGGCCATCCAGATCGCTCTTGAGGGCCTCGGGAGCTTTGCCATGTTGCACATCGGTAGGTGGTGTTTCGCGGAGCCAGTCGAGCAGAGCCTTGAGGATCTGGTAGACCCAGTTCACGGCTTAGGAACTTCGGCTTCCTTGGCATCCTTGGCCCAGATCAGGCCGATACCAGCGGTCACCGCGGCGATGGTCGTCGTCAGGTCGAGGTTGGTTGTCGGGTCACCGTCGAACAGGGCCTTGAGAGCCCCACCAACAGCAACGAGAATGGCACCTACACCGGCGAGGGTTGTTTTCGTGTTTTTCATTTGGATTTGAACAGCCTATAGGCTCCGTAACAGGCGCACAAGAGACCAACCACAGCGGTCACCAGTCGCACCCAATCGGTTAGGATTGGCAGGAATGATGCAGCAGTCGCCCCTGCCGCTGCTGCTAGGGATAGTCCAGGGCTGGTGCTGCTGTTCGTTGGTTCCATTACTCGGATTTAGGCTGGACAGCTTCAACCACCGGATTCGCCAGCTTGTAGGCCGCGACAACCGCCGGAGTCCACAATGCGTTGGCAATATTCACAACCTCGGTCGGCTGACCAGTAAGGTCGTCACCGGGGTTTAATGTGTACTGCGAGGTAATCTCACTGCCGACAACCGCGCCATCGCTGTCGTAATCGATTCCGGTCGTAACGAACAGCGAGTTGTTCTGGTTTACCTGCACTGCGACAATGTTGACTGGTACGATCATTGGATGGTGGGGCTAGGGGTTTGGCTTGCGGCGTAGGCTGCGACAGCGGCAGGAGTCCAGACGGCTCCAGCAATCGCTACAACCTGCTCGGGCTGACCCGTAAGGTCTGAGCCGGGAGGCAAGCAGTAGCGGCGGAAGGTCGAGGCCTTCACGGCTTCGCCATCGACGATCTGATCCGCTAGTCGAACCTGAAGGACGGTTGAAGGAAGAACCTCGCAGAGCGAGAAGATAGTGCGTTCGGTGAGCATAGGTTTAGACGGCGTAGGTTCCAGCAAAGATAAGAATACTGCTGTTACTAAAATTTGTATCGGTAGATGCTGCTGTGGTAGTACCACTTGCGTATCTAACAATCAAAGATGAAGTATCAATAGTTAGAATTGCTTGCTTATCTGAAGGAGCAACGGAAGATTGAAATCCAACAGAAGCCGCTCCAGTATTTGCTGCAAAAGGAAGCCCAGCAATTGTAGCATCACCAACTGATGTTCCTTTGCTGGAAAGATCGATTCGTCCGCTAAAATGAACAATTCGACCCACTTTGGTATATATTCCTGTTCGATTTGAATATGTAACCCCAACGCTAAGCCCCGAGAATTGTAGCGTCGGCGTAAACGTCCCCTCCTCGTAATCGTTCAGTAGCTCGGAGGTCATCGTTCCGCTGCCTTCGGTAGTCGCGGAGAAGTCGATGCCAGTGCCGGCAGTCTTCATCACGATGTTGCCGGTGCTGTTAATACGCAACCGCTCAATATTAGTATTACCACCAGCATCGCGAGTACCGAAAACAAGCGCACCAGCAAAATTTGAGGCGGTTCCGTTTTCTTTGACGCCTGAGATTATTCCGTATGCGGTTGTACTAGAGGTTCCGTCAAAACGCCCCGAAAAAGAAATACCACCACCAACACCCGCAGCCATTGCAGTTGAGTCTGCAAAACCAACGTTGATTGGTAGATTTGTGAAAGACGTGTCGGAAGTTTTCAGGACATTTAAACCAAGATTAGGTGCAACACCAATCCCCAACCCCGTAGAGTCTACGCGATAACGCTCGGTGCCTCCCGTGGTGACAGCAAACGTGTCTGCCGCAGGATAATAGATGCCAGTGTTAGTGTCTCCGGTCGTCGTGAGAGCGGGTAGCGAAACTGTGCCAGCAGCAAACGTCGAAACTCCAGTCACACCCAGCGTCGTCCCCACCGTAGCCGCGCCGGTGATGGTGGCGGATGCGAGGGTGGCGGTGGGAGAACAAGCGAGAATGTTGTTGATCGAGATTCGCTTGGTCGTACCGGATGCCGCCATCGACGTATCGGACACGTCGACAATCGGCATCATGTCGTTTGCGGGATCGGCCGCAGTAAGGGCCGTCAGGGCTGTTATCTTTGAGTCTGCCATGGGTCAGTTTGATTGAATTTGAAGTTTTCCGTCGTCCTCCCGAAAGAGAAAACCAGCGTCCTCTCTCAGTAAGGAATCAAAGGTGCCGAACGTGATTACGATTTTTCCGATGCCGTCCTCCTGCAGGATGAAGAACTCGTCCTCCTGGAGAAGGTCACGGCGCAGCACAGGCAGGTCGGTGCCACCGGCTTGACCCGGGAATAACCTATTCAGTGCTATGCCGTTTGCGATCATTTAGCTGCGAGCAAGGAAGGCCACCACGCTGCCGGAAGAGATTTGAAAGCCGGTGATATTGCCCACCAGCGGGAAGCCAGCAGGAATGGTCTTGGAGGTCCAAGTGCCGGATATTCCAAATCCCGTAATGGAAGTGAACACCGTCGGCTCGGTCGGAATCAAGCCAGACCAGTTGCCGGTCTGAGCGGCGGTTGTAGTCACCAGCGCAAAGCCCTCTCGGCCCATGCTGTACTCGGTTGAAATGTCTGCTTGGACGGCCATAAAATTGTGTTTCGGTTAAAGGGGAGGTCACCAGCGTATCCAGCGACCTCCCCAGTTTTGGTTTGTTAACCCTTACGAATCTTCGGTGCAACGCTGCCCTGTATCCACAGGATTAGCTTTGAGCCCTCTGCAATCTTGGCAGTGTTAAAGTCAGTGCGCTGGGCGGCTGCATCGACTTCGGGACCGGCGACAATCTTTGATTTGCCTGCCTTGTCCACTGCAATGGTCGTGGCGATTCTCATGACTTGGCCGATTAGGCGGTGGTCAGGATCTCGGCCTGGGCCGTGTCCGCGGCCGCGGCGCCGAACATGATGTCGTAGGACGCCATGTGGCTGCGAGTCGCGCGGCTGTACCAGACGGAGAGCAGGCAGCTCAGGCCGTTATTGGTGGTGACCGTGCGTTGCTCAACAAACTCACCGGCGATCATACCGACCGGCAGGCCGGCGGCGATGGCGATGGCATCAGGGCCGCACACGAAGCCGACTGTGTTGCTCTCGGCCGAGGTCCAGCGGTTGTTTTCGGCGATAACCTCGAAGCCGAAGCGGCCGTTGTTGAGGGGGCCGTAGCGGCTGTCAGGGAACGCGGCGGTTCCGGCGGCCGCGGTGGTGGTGCCGGAGAACTGGATGCGAGCCAGGTGGCCACCGTCCAGGATGAGGTTCTTGCTGCGGTAGTTTTTCGCCAGAGCGAGGATCGCCGGAAGGTCCGAGCTGTCGAAGTTGGCGGCGGAGCCGATGCCGGTAACGGTGCCGTAATTGCCGGTGACCATCAATGCGGTCAGCTTGTCGCTGATGCCGTAGGCGAACAGGTCGGCGGAACCAGCAGCCAGATCGGCCAGGCTAAAACCTTGGTTCAGCTCCTGCTGGGTGATCGTGAAATTCTTGGAGATCTGCTGCACGGTCACCTGGACGTTGTCCAAGACGCTGTCGTTGTTTGTTTCCCAGGAGGTCGGGTTGGTCTGGGCAGCGGTGCCGGAGCTGTACTTCTTGACCTGCACACGGGCCTGAGGGCGGAGGTTATCCAAGCCGACGTTGCGGCTGAAAGCGGAGACTAGGGCCAAGCGGTTGGCGGCCACGACGATCACGGCGTCGGCGAGGTAATCGACAACCAAGCTGCCGTTGAACGTGTTGGTGTTCTGCGGGGCGTGGATGGCGCTCTGGCGCAACAGCTCGCTGTGGTTGGAGACCAACCAGGAACGGCGGTCAGCACCGGCCTGTAGCTTCTTGTGGGCCTCGAGCAGCGGATTGCCGAGGTTCTCGATGCGAACCGGGGCGACGGGCTCCGGTGCAGGGGCGGCGGTGATGGTCTTGGCGCTGATGGCAGCGGCGACGGCCTTGGCGACGATTGCGTCGATGTCGAGGGCGGTCGGCGCACTAGGAGCGGCCGCCACCACGGTGTTGGAATCAGTCATATCGTGTGGTGTCTGCTGTGATGTCGGCGCGGTTGTCGCGCCATCGTCGGCAGCGTTAGTGCTGCCGGTCGAAAGTGTTTTGTCTGTCGTTTCGCCCTCCTCGGCTTCGAGCTGGGCATAGAGTGCCTTGAACCAGTCACGGCCGGCGGCACCTCCCCAGAGGTTGGCGGCCACGTCGGCAGGGGTGTTGGCTTCGGCCTCGAGGAAGCGCTCGTTGCGTCCCCACCAGGCGTTGGCTGTGCGGATCTTGTCCTCGGTGGGCGCCTCACCGGCCACCAGGGCCTCGGCGTCCAGGACGGTTTGCTTCTCGAGGCCATCACCGGCGAGGCCCTCGGCATACTGCTCGAGGCCGCGGCGAAGATTGCTTCGGACGGTCTCGGGGGCGGTCTTGGTGACAGCCCGAGGATGCCAGCAGGCGGCCATGGCGAGCTGCTCGGTGGTCTTGTCGGCCAGACCGAACTGGATGGCCTCCTGGGCGGTGAACCATGTTTCCGTGGTCATTGCCGCGCGGATCTGAGCTGAGGTCTTGCCGGTGCGCTTGGTGTAGATGCCGGCCAGGATCTCCGCGTGCTGGTCGAGGGCGTTGGCCATCTTCCGCATATCGTCTGAGGTGCCTGCCACCATTCCAGACGGGTCATGGATCATGAACAGCGAGGCCTCGGCCATCTCGATGCTGTCACCTGCCAGGGCAATGATCGAAGCAATCGATGCAGCGATGCCGACCACCCGGGTAGTCACCGGCGCCTGCCGGCCTCGCAGCATATTATAGATGGCCAGGCCGTCCCAGACGTTGCCACCTGGGCTGTTGATCTCGACCACCAGGGGGCCGGGGCCTACAGACTGGAGAGCATCGGAGAATGCCTTAGCAGAAATGCCGGAGCCACCGAACCAGTCCTCGCCGATCTGGTCGAATATCTGGAGCACCGCCGGCTCATGGACTGAGGCGCGCGGTTGGTAGGAAAGCCAGTTGGTTACTTTAGTCATTCGGTTTTCTTGGCTCTGGTTTTCCGCTTCTTGGGCTCGATCACCGCAACCACCTCTTCGATGGGCTCGGCCGGGATCGGCTCGGGCATTTCTTCGGAAGGAGGCTGCTCGAGAGCGGCCGCGGCCGGCTCCGGTGCTATCGGCTGCTTCTGGGCGGTCGAGATCTCAGAGACATCGAGGCCGTACTTAGTGGCCAGGTCTTGGATGTACCGGGCTTGCTGGGCCTTGGCCTCCAGGGCGGATCGCCAGTCGATGCCTCGGGCGCCGTAGATCTCGTCGTAGGTGGTAACACCAGCGCCGAGTTCTGCGAGCTGTGCAGCAGAGTTGCGACCGACGTCGACGTTAGGAGCCCGGGGCGCCTGGATGGCCACCTCGTACCAGTCGTCGGGGCTGTCCCTGAGAGTCGGGTCGGTGCGGATGGCGTATTCCATCACATACTCCCAGATACGTCGGGCGGCCGAGGCCATCACCTGGTGACGGCTGCGGAACCACACTGAAGACATATCAAGTGAGCCCCGGTAGACGGTGCCTTGCATCGACTCTGGGAATACCAGGACGTAAGGAATACCGACGCCGGCGCACACCTTTTCGGTGAGGCTGCGCCAGTACTCGCGCATATTAACATTGGGTCGGTCAGCGCTAAACTGCTCGAACTCGTCGCCAGTCTTCATCACCTTGACCGAGGCGCCGAAGATGTTCTCGTAGTAGTTCTGGGCGGTGCCCTGGGATCCAGCAACACCGGATCGGAGGCTGGTTGCCTGCACCTCACCGGAGCTTGTCTTAATGACCTGGGCCACGCTGGAGGCGAGCTTGCAGCTTTCCATCTCGAGCTTTTGCAAGTCGTCCAGGTCGTGAAGGTCGTTGATCACACAGGCCACAAAAGGCAGGCCGCGGAGCTGACCCGCACGCTGGGCCTCGTAGATGTGGACCACCGAGTCGGAAGAAATGGATCGAATGTCGGTAAGTTGTCCCTGCTGCTGCTCCTGGCCGCAATAGAAGGAGATGGCCCGACCAGTCTTGGGATCGAACCGGACGCCGTCGAACACATCAGGAAGGCCCTCCTGGCCAGCGGGAGTGGAGACCTGCTGCGGCTCAATTAGCTGCAGGCGGGGCCGGCTGGTCTCGCCCTTGGTCAGGAGGATAAAGGATTCACCGTCATAAAACCAGCCACGGGCTGCCAGCGACATCAGGGTGCCGAAAGACTGCCGGGATCCGATGTCAGGGTAGCGGCTCCAGGTGTCCCACCATTTCTTAGCTCGGAGATTCCAGTCGGGATTCGAGGAAGCCGGCTGCACCGAGAAGTTGCTGCCGACGGTGTAGTTCTCAAACAGGTCACCGAGGCGATTCATCACCGCGTTGTTCTGCTCGAAGAATCGGGACTTTCGGACGATCTGCTGCCGGGTAGAGGCAGTCACATCGAACCGCACCGAGGTGTAGCTGGTGTCCAGGAAGGACCGGCGGATCGAGTTAGACGCGCCTTCGTAGCGGTCGACAGGCGCCGACCGGAACTTGCTCAGGATGGTGTCGAGGAATCCCATCAGCTCATGCCTCGATAGCTCGCCTCACGGCGGAAGTTGGAGAAGTCGCCGCCGAAACTGGTGGCTGCAACCAGAACCACGGTCACCATCTTGGTGTAGATCTGGGCGTCGGTGGGGCTGGTGATGCCGTCCTGCTCGAGGTAATCGACAGCCAGGTCGTAGTCATCGACCAGGCTTTCCCACATCTCGACCATCTCGGATGGTGTGGGGGCACCTTTGCCGGGCTCGGCAAACTCTACCGAGACATCGGAGGATGATGTCGACCGGACAACCTGGCCGGATTCGATCACTGTGGCCGCGGCGATAGACTTAGCAGCCAGGGCAGCCAGGAGCGTAACACCACCCAGTGTCGAGTAGACACTGCGGAGATAGGCCCTCTTGATGGCTACGGTAAACGTGAACACCTCGGGCGGATCTTCACCGATCCCAAGTGTAATACAACAGTTAAGTAGCTATTGACTCGCTTGACGTAACCAGATCATTCCAAAGCATCACCATGGCGAGCTGCATGATTTCGCAGTCGTGCAGATGGTCGGGCCACTTTTGGTTCCTCTTAACCCAGACGTGCTTGATGCGGCCAGCGCGGTTGGCTTGGGGTCGTAGGACGTGTGAGTCGAGGTGTCGCCAGTAGAGGTCGGGCTCGGCGATATAGGCTCCTTCGGCCTGGACGCTGGGCGGATCCTGATGGACGCCCCATTCCCGGTCGATGTCTCCTTTTCGCAGGCGGGACAGCATATCGCGGAGGTGCTCGGTGTCGAACACCAGGAGGGGCTGCACGACGTCGGTCCTCATCGAGGAAGATGTCGACAGGCCGAAAGGATGCACCGCCCCGGTGGCTGCCGTGAACCGGGCGCCGGTCTCTCGGCCTTTAAGTGGCATCCAGCCGATCACCATCGGCTTGCGGAGGCCGCCTTCCGGTGGGTAGCGGAGTCCACATGGGAAGTTGATCGGGTTGGATGTCACCGAGGAATAGGAGGCACAGGCGTCGTAAACCGTCTGCGTGTTGAAGCCTGAGTCGATGCCGACATCCATGTCATGGACCTCGAGGGCCACCTGCACCCGGCGGAGGGCTGCGAAGTCATCGGCATGGCCGGCAGCAATCAGGGTAGAGTTGCCATCCTTCCACTCGCGGCACACCCACCACAAGAACGGCGCCACGGCCTGGACGTCGGCGGTCAGATAGCGGCGGCCGCCATCGACGGTCACGGTGGCCGCGGTCTCGGTGCGCTCCTGCTGCACGTCCTGCTGCTCCCAGGGCTCGGCCAGGTTGCCGTTGATGAAGCCTTGGAGGCCGGCCATCGATGCCTTGGCCTCGAGGAATGAGACCGCCAAATATCCCCAGGTGCACTTGCGATCCGGTGAGTAGAGGCTGCTTAGGTGGTAGGACCGAACACCAGGCATGGCGTTGGGATTCTCTGGGCGCCATTGGCCATGTCGAAGGGCTGCGACCTTGTGAGAGTCGGTGATTTTGCCCTGGCAGAGCTGGCAGACGTAATGAGCCGAGGCTCGGATCTTGGCCAGGTCGTGCTTACCGTCCTCGGCCTTGGCGTCGTCCCAGGTCACCTGGCGCCATTCGAGTTTGATGTACTCCCGGCAGTGGGGGCACGGCAGGTAGTAGCGGCGCTGGTCGCCGCGAAGAAAGCGCTGCCAGATCCGGCCTTCGACAACCGTCGGTGTGCTGGTCATAAAGGCCTTGGAGCTGGAGAAGCTCTTGAGTCTCTGCTCGGCCAGGTCGAGGGCGTCGGCCTCCCGGGCGGTTGCCTCGGCGAACTTGTCGACCTCGTCAGCAATGAGCACCCGAACCGGGCGGCTGGCTAGGTTGGCCGGGCTGTTACTTCCTACGAAAGTCAGGGTCGACCTGGTGAAGTTCTGCTCGAGGTTGGTTATCTTGTCAGCCTCGGCTGGGTAACACTCGAGCATGGCCGGGCTGTCCTCGAGCATGGGCAGCCAGCGTGACTTGGAGAATGACCTGGCCAAGGACTCGGTAGGCATCAGCCACAAGGCCGGGCTCGGCTCGTTGGCGATTAGCCACGCCAGGCCGGCCATCAGGGTGGTCGTTTTCGAGGTCTGACTTCCCCAGCAGAGGGTCACCTCGTAGACCGTAGGGTCTTTCCAACATTCCATGGGCTCCCTGGTGTAAGGCCGTACCGAGGTCGAGAAGGGCCCGGGGTGCTCGGTCTGCCGTTGGGTCAGCCGCAGCGATGCCTCGGCCCAGTCGACCACCGTCTGCATCGGTGTCGGCCGGTAGAGGTTGCGGCGGTAGTCCAGGAGGGAACGCTGGAGGTCGGTTAGGTTCAAAATAAGCGCCCTTCGTGTTGGTTGGAGATCCTGGCCTCGGAGATCTTGTGGTATTCAGGGTCGCGTTCGATGCCGATGAACCGGAAGCCGTTGATGGTTGCAGCCTTGCCGGTTGAGCCAGAGCCCATAAATGGGTCGAGGATGGTTCCGCCTGGTTGAGTTATCAGACGGCAGAGATAGGCCATTAGCATGGTCGGTTTGACGGTGGGGTGATTGTTCTCGGATTCTCGATCCACTTTCCCAGCCTTGGCTGTGTAGAAGAACCGGGCGCCGGACTTCAGCGACAAGGCCGCCTCGTTGCTGCCGTCGTGGATGATGTTGGCAGGCCAGCGGCCGACGCATTCACGGCCGTC